GCTATCAGTATACGTCTTATGCATACAACAAGCGATTAGAAGCATATGGCATAAAAGGCAGCCACTCTCGCAAAGGAAACTGCCTAGATAACGCCTGTGTAGAATCCTTCTTTTCGCACCTCAAGACAGAGAAGTTGTATCTACACCAGTGTAAATCAGAAAGTGAGTTAAGACAAGCCGTCGAAGATTATATTTACTATTATAATTATCAACGATTTCAATCTAAACTCAATCAGCGTGCGCCGATTGAGTTTAGACACGCACTAGCTGCATAGCTTTTTTATATTGTCTACTTGACAGGGATAAGACCAGTTAACTATAAGTAAAAAAGAAAAAGACCGACTTCTATCGGTCTTTTCAAATATTCTTATATTGTTGGTCTCTTCTAAGACCTAGATTTTCTAGGACCTACAATTAATTTGATTGCTGTTCTTTCTTGATTATCGATTGAAATCTCTTGAAACGCTGGAATAAGAACCAAATCAATACCACTAGGAGCTACGAATCCTCTTGCAATAGCAATGGCTTTAATTGCTTGATTTAAAGCGCCAGCTCCAATCACTTGAATTTCTGCATTACCGCTTTCTCTTAATACGCCTGCAATTGCGCCTGCAACTGAATTGGGATTTGATTTTGATGATACTTTTAATATATTTTCCATGTAATTTGCTCCCTCTGTTATTTAATCATCTTTTTGGTTACTGACTGGAATGTACCTTTAACTAATATTCATATCCAAAGCAAACAATACTATTGAATGTATTTATTCGATACTTTTTATGTTGTACCTGCTCATCTACATAAATAAAAAGCGAATTACTAAATCTTAAACTTAGTCATCGCTCTATCCATTGCGTCTTGGTTTACTCCTATATATCTAAGCGTTACCCGTTCTGATGAGTGATTAAATATTTCCATTAACAACGCTATATTCTTTGTCTGCATGTACATATGGTATCCGAATGTCTTACGTAATGTATGTGTACCAATCTCATCTAAACCAAACTCTGCTGCCGTTGCTCGAAGTATCTTATATGCCATGCTCCTACCTATTGGCCTGTTACTACCTTGTCGGCTTTTAATTAGGTATTCTTGGTCTTCTCTTTCATCAATGAACCATTTCAACTCTCTTCTCAATGCTGCAGTAATTTGAATACGCTTCTGCTTACCTGTTTTCATTTCACGCATTGAAATGTGGCTCCCTTTTAAGTCACCAACCTTTAGCTTCAAGATATCACTAATACGTAAGCCTGTATTGATTCCCATTACAAACAGAATATAATTACGTTCGCTCTTTTCTTTAAGATATTCTTTTATTTGTTGTATTTGCTCTGGATCACGTATTGGTTGGACAAAATTCATTGGTCATCCCTCCCATGATGCTCTTCTATCTCATATACTTCTAATCTAAGAGCAAAGGCGAGCTTATAAAAAGCATTAGATTTATTACGTCTATATGTACGTTCACTCATGCCAATCTCGTTATAAACCATGTAATCAAATACTTCTTCATCTTCCAAATAGCGCTTTACAATTATGTCTCTTTGATTCTTACTAAAACGACTTAATGCTTTATCAATTTGAAAAGACAAACGCTGTAATCTTACTTCTCTCTCACTTAGTTTCACATTAGATAAAGCAACATCTTCAGCTGGTTTTCCCACTATGTTTGTTGGGCCGTGATATCTAACTTCACCGGAAGCTGTAACCTTCATCTCATTTCTAATCATCCCGAACTGTCTATAAATACGAACATTTCCAAGAACTTCTTCTAATCGCACTTGTGTTGCTTTACGATCAATTTTTGGTAAGAATGTTAATTGCGTCATATATAAAACACTCCTTGTCTATTTTAATAAACACAAAAAGCGGACACCAAACTACAGAACAATATTACTAATGCTCTTTATAGTTTGATGTCCGCTGGTTCTTCCAGTAGGACAAAATATTTAATTGTATCTATTGTACCATTTTTCTTAATCTATCTTTCTACTCAAAGGATTATTTTGTTCAGTTTTTCAGTAGTTCTTGATCTTCATAGATGTTACCAATAACTTCTATCGCATGATTACATGTAAAGCATTTTACATAATCTCGTTCCCTGTAATATCCACGCAACCCTTCCCTAACATATAAAAGCTCTTGGAATACAACTTCAAAACAACCATATACAAACTGAACTTCAGCTAGACAATGAAACCCTCTTGAATTTGTAAGTCTTACAATATCCCCTTCAAAAATCTTCTTTCCATTTTTATCTTTCAATCCGGTATATTGCATAATCTTATATTCAGCATGATGACCTCTCGCTATGCCATCGACAATTTCATGGATCCCTTCTTCTTCAAAGAAGTATAAATCGTCAATAATGTACATTTCTTTCCGTTTAATATCCCATGCTCTAAACTCAACTGTTTTCATTCCTCATCCCTCCGCATAATATTTCACCATCTGCGTATACTATAACTGGCTACTCATAGCTGTACTCCATTTGTAGTTTTATTTTCCTCTCCCTCGAGGAGGAGCAGTTAGCTTTTGCTATCTGCTTTTTTTCGTATAATATTTCACCAGCAATACATACTATAGATAAGCTGTTAAACAGCTTAGTCCAATTTTTCTTTCTCTTAACCCTTTTTAGGGAGCAGTTAGTTTTTACTGGCTGCTCTTTTATTGGAAACATTTACTTGATGTTATTAATTTAATATCACGTTATTATAATAACTGTTCAAATAAATCGAACTGTTATACCCATTACCCTAGGAGACTAGGGTCTTAATTTATACAAAATGAAATTTTTATCATAAAACAAACCTTGAATGTTTATGTCACTTTTAGACATCCTAAAAATAGGAGGTGATATAATATGAATAACTCTAAAAAAGAAAAAAATGATGTGACAAATAATAGTGTGCTTGGTCTTGATTTAGATGAACAGGCTATGAACGGATTATACGGAATGCCTGAAACTGATATCGAGGACAAAGATCACCGTAAAAAAAGTAATTCACAAAATATCTAATACATATCAGATATCACATAAAGGCTCCCCCTTAAGTCCATTCTCTAATGGTGAGCGGTTAGCTTTTGCTAGCTGCTCTTTACTCTACTGACCACTTTTTCATATCCATTCTCCTTATAGAATATTTATTAATTCCTTATAACCTTATTTATCAACAACCAACACATGGAATAAAATTACCATTTTTGGTAATATGAAGGTAACCCTAACGTTTTATATATTTTTTTATAGGGCCTGTAGCGCACCTCAGGCCCTATTTTTTTACAAAGTAGCGTTCTTGTTTAGTTTTCTTCCGCTCTAGCAATAGCGATAATATTGTCTGTATTCACTGCCAAAGGATTGTATAAACCGTTTGATTGCTCAAAGAGCATAATGAATTTATCTTCGTTCAAGAGATCCATTATTGAAGCAAAACTTTCTTGGCTGTACATTGCAATTAATTTATTAGGAACCTTAAGCGTTACATGTAATTTACGATAATTACTCAACTACCCCACTCCTTTTCAAATACCGATCTTGTTTGCTTAATTGATATTATTACGCTCTTTCATCTGTTCAATTAGATAATTGATTTTAAGTAATAATGCCTGTTCACTTTTAAAATCATCTTCTGTAACGTCATCACGTTCCATGTATTTCAATATTGCATGTTTCATTGCGTGTAATTGCTTATACGAGAACTTTGCTAATATTCCACTCATTTCAATCTCCTTTCCTATTTAGACTTCATATTCTTAATGACTTCTTTCACATGCTGCACTAACTGCTCACGATCCATCTTTGTATAACCTTTTATCTTATTGTGTTTACAAACATATTTAAGGTCTTTCATAGTCCACTCTTCTACTGGCGGAATATTAATAACAATTGTTTCTTCACTCATTCTTGTTCCCTCCAAAATAACTATTTTGTTAAAAATTAATATGATAATTCTGGTCTTTCTCCCGGTTGAATGAATCATTGTCATATGTTTCATCAAGAATTATCTGTGTACGATTCTGATTCAGCTTCATTTGCTAATTGCAGGGCTTTTGTTCGAAGTTTTCCTGCCCTGTCATAATCTCCTTTTAAAGAAGCTTTCTTTGATCTCGTCTCCCAAAGACCTGCTCTATTTAACAATTTTTCTACTTTTCGGCTCACAGTCACATTCACCTACTTCTCTACAAAATTCAAAATTGGTATTAAAGTAACTGTGTCTTTCGCTCATCAACACGAGTCACTTTTCCATTTTTATATACAAATGATTGTTCACCATGTCCGCTGTTTGGTGGATCTATCTCATGAATCTGTCCATCTTTCACAACATAAATCTTGTTTTCTTTTAAATCTATTTCAGCTGTCATTTCTGCAATATTTTCTTGAATAATTGCCAACGAAATCACTCCCATTTATGCTATAATTACTTTGTCGAATAATTATGTCGGGAGCAATCTCGGCTTTTTTTATTTTGTGTAATCTCATAAATATTTCACAACATCTTCTGGGATAAATGTTTGTTCCACTGACAAGTAAAGTCGAATTGGAATCGCTTGTTTAGTATCCCTCGCTTGCTTACATAGTTCTTCAGCTTTTTCCCAATCAAACCGCTGATCTTCCGCACGTTTATATCGCCAAATTCCAATTGTATACTCCTCAAAAAGTTCGTACTTTTCGTCATATGCGGTTGTTTGTTTTAACTCATCAACTGCTTTAGCTCTACGTGGAACTTGAACAATTACATCTGCATAACGCACTTGAGAGCTTGAATATTGAACTTTGGCTCTCTTAATATTAAATTCGGATACTGGTTCGACATCAAAGATTGTTAACTGTTTTGACATGTGCCTCACCCTTTTCTCTTCTCATCATCACAACATAGCAAGTATCTGCATTAGCTTGTCCAAAACTATAATTAGTTGTACTGATTTTTCCATTCGTTCGCTTATGAATAAACTTTTTCTGCCGCTGCGCTAATGATCTAATTGGATGAACGCATGAATATCCGCGCTTTTCTAATTCTTGTACAGCTTTAAGAATATCTTTGAACTTTTTACGTTTAATATGAACAGTGTCACCGTTACGCCAGTTTTTCGTTAGAATCATTTTTCTTATCCTCCAGTAACTTCAAACTTGTTCCTAAAATTCCCTCAAGCTGTGTCAATGTTAATTGATCTAGTGTTCTTCCATCTGACAGTTCAGCTAAACCTAAACTTAATAGTTTACGAATAATAAGTAATCTTCTCCGTTCAACTTCTTGTCGTAGCAACATCATCTCGCCTCCTGTTGCGGCCGTTCACTATATCTGCGCTCTAAATCTACAAATTTACTAAACTCTTTAATGAAGGCTAATCCTATAATTCCTACTGGACCATTTCTCTGCTTTGCAATAATGATTTCAATCACATTTTTATTTTCAGATTCCCTATCGTAATAATCATCCCTATACAAAAATGTAATAATATCTGCATCTTGCTCAAGTTGTCCTGTCTCGCGTAAGTCTGATGGCATCGGTCGTTTGTCTTGCCTACTCTCTACTGCACGACTGAGCTGTGATAAAGCAACTACACATACTCCTAACTTTCGGGCCATTAATTTTAACTTGCGACTAATTTCACTTAACTCCTGCATTCGATTACCTTTATGCTTTGGATCACCTGTAATCAGTTGCAAATAATCAATCATAACTAATACTTTCTTCCCTGGATGTTTACGTTTAAGCTTTCTGGTTTTGCTGTAGATTTCTTGCATAGTCATACCAGCATCATCATAAATTTCAAGCGGTAATTTATTAATAATTCCCATAGCGTTAGAAGCCTTGTTCCAATCATCTAAGTTGAATGATTTCTTTGGATTCTTCATTTTCATAGCGTCTACATTACCTACACTTGAAACCATTCGTTTTAGTAATTGCTTACTACTCATTTCAAGGGAGAATATCGCTACTGCTGCATCAGATTCGGCTGCATGATATGAGATATTCAGTGCAAATGCTGTTTTCCCCATCGATGGACGCGCTCCAACAATAATTAAATCACCTTCGTGATATCCAGAAGTCATATTGTTTAACTTGGTATATCCAGTGTTAATACCTGTTAAATCACCGACATCCAATTGCATTTCTTTGTAAAGATCTACAAGCGTTTCTTTTAGGTCAAACTCATCTGAATAACCCGTCTCCTCAATCGCCGTCAACTGATCTACAGTATTACTAATTGCACTAATACCTTTTTCGCTTTGAATACGCTTGTACAAATCCCCTGCCACTTCTTGAGCATGACGCATTTTCCAAGATTCAATAATTAAACCTTCGTGATATGAAAAATTCTTTGTAGTAGGTACTGAGTCAACTAGATTCGCCAAAAAATCAATCCCACCAATTTGTTGTATAAAGGATTTATCAAATTTTGCAATGAGCGATACCATGTCAATCGGATGCTCCTCACTATCCAGCTCACGCATAGCTTTAAAAATCACTTGGTGCGTTGGTAGTGAAAATTGTTTTTCTCTCAACTGGCAATCCTTAATTAAATCGCCCTCTAAAAGGATGCTCCCTAAAACACTTTGCTCAGCTTCTATATTGCGGATGATTTCGTTACTCATTGCATCCACCCGTTGTTGTTATTCAAGAATGCTTGAAGTTCTTCTTCAGTAGGCACATTTTGTTGCCAAGACTGTTGTTGCTGCAATACTTGCTTAGTGGATTCAGATAAACCTTTTTGTGGGTAAGTTGGTTGTTGCTTCACCTGTGCTATTTTCTTAGCGCGAAATTCTTTATCGGCCGCCTCAACATCAGCTGCTGTCTTAAGGCCTTTAAGGTGCCAATCTCGTAAAATTGTATTTACGTAAGACATGTTTCTAGTATTCTTCTCTAAAGCAATTTCCATGGCTTTAACAACAAGCTCTGCATTTAGGTAATCTACCCAAGCATGAATACCTTCTGCGATAAAAGGTGTAATGAATCCAAAATTTTGTTCGTAAAAAGAAATCGGATTAACTTCAACAACTTCTTCCGCGCTCGCGCGTTCTTCTTGTTGTTGTTCTTCTTGTTGTTGTTCTTCTTTTTCTTCTTGCCCACCTGTCGTTGACGTATCGTCGGACGTATCGTTAGCAACAAGAAATTCTTCGAAAATGGAACGAATTTTATCGTTTTTAACTTTTTGTGCAATTAAACCGACCAGACTAACATCTGATACTCCATCTAATTCTTTACGGATACAATCCTCAATCGGTTTACCACCTCTATTAAGGTTGTATTTTCCCCAGTTGATAATCGCTAATTCTCGTGATTCTGGATTATACTTAACTAATTTATGATGCTTTTCAAAACGATCTAAGAGTGAATTAATACTTTCCATGGAATATCCTAAATCAAAATCCATTTACTTTTTCGTAATTTGGTATACGCCAATTTGTGTAGTACGTGGATTTGTAAGAAGATACAGATTAAACAACTTATCTTCTGGAGTCATTTCCTCAATAACTTTTGCATCCTGCCAAAATGAAACTTGTACTTGTCTATAAACTGCCATGTTATTCATCCTCCCGTTTACATATCGCAAATCCATCTTCTATACGTAATAAGCGATAATTCTTATATCCTTTTGCAAGATACTGCTGCACTAAATGAATGAGGTGTTGTTTTGATGCTGATTGCTGAAATATCGTAGGATTCAGCACACTCTATGTATTTTCTTGTCTAAAAGCATGCAACACCCTCCATTGTTATTCAGCGCTTAATTTGGTATAATTAACCTAACTTAATTTTAAAAAGCACAAAATCTATCGCTCTGCAAAGCGGTAGATTTTGTATTTTTATGCTTCAAGATAAACGAAGCCTCAATAATTCTGATTCGAATTGCTATTAACTTCTTATTAAGCTTTAACTCTTTAACTTTACTTGACTCTCCAAAAATTGTAGCTAGCTTTATCTCTCCTCTTAATTCTGCTTCAAAACGAATTAACTTCTTGTAATCATCTAATCTAGGGTTTCCATAATCTACTGTCATTTACTATTTCTCCTTTACATTTGATTTTTCTATACAGATTACTTAATCAACTGTCTGTATACCGTCTCGCCCTTAAGGACATCTTCCAGTATTTAAAGACATCCTTCATTGAAAAATCATATTGGTCACATAAAACAGCTACCAAGTTTGTCATTGATGCTGCCGCATCTAAAATTTCATGCATAACCTTTTTCATTTCTTGTTTTTCATTTTCTGATAATGCTTGTGGTGGCTTAAACCAACAAACTGTTTCTAGTTGTTCAAGTGCTTCCGCTGTTTCTTTTTGGACCATATATTTCATGCTTGTAGGATGATGATCAACAAATTCCCCGTTGAAAAAGGGAATACTAACCGCTCCAGCTGCTTCTTGCCAAATGTGAAAGAAAAATTGCGGATCATCCAGTGCTTCTGAAATATGTTTGTGTAAATCCTTTGGCAAATGACGACTATTTGTTTCGTACTTTGCTAATGACTCACGACTTGCAGGAATATCTAAGGAGAGTTTTTCTTGAGTGTGACCTTGTCGTTTACGAGCCATGGCAATTTCTTTTCCTATGGCCATTTCTATACCCCCATTCGTACCTAAACGATTATTTATTTGTGACAAGTAAATATGATAATTTTTTCTTTAGATAACTTGTTTGTTATAAAACTCGGTATTCTCTTCTATCCAAGAAGTATGTTTTTCAATCCATTGGAAGAAAAGATGCGTTGGGATTAATACCCCTGCTTCACGGAATACAGGAAAATCAGAACGGTTTAACAACTCGGAAGCTTTTGTGCGTTTGATGTGAAGGAGCTCCATTAATTCCGTTACGGTAAGAAATGGTGGCAATTCATTTTTCTTTTGTAAATGTACCGTTGCCCTCTCCACTTCTTCACGAATGATTTGGCGAAAACTATCTACATCGAAGCTGAACATGTGGATCACCACCTTAGGCTAGTTTTTTAGCGTTCTTTGCCATTTTGGCAACATTCTCTTCAAAAAAGGTCAGCTATGGGTACATCAAAGATATCAGCAACCATTGCTAAAGTTTCAGCAGAAAATTTATTACGACCTGTTTCTAAATAATAATATCCATTAATTGTTTTATAACCAAGACACTTAGACATCTCTTCAACTGAAAACTCTAACTTTTTTCTAATGCGTTTAATTTTGTTTAAATCAACCTTCTTAACTGTTTGTAACATTTTGCACCTCCTCGTTTTGCCAAATTGGTAACTTATGACCTTATAATATATTACCATTTCGGCAAAGTTAATAACAAAATATCCTTTTCGGTAAGTTTATTTTAGCTTATTTACCGATATGGTAAAATATTAAATATAAAAGAATGAAGGGGAAAATTATGAGCACATTAGCTAAGCGAATGCGTCACGTGCGCGAAATAAGAGGATATTCTCAGACTAAAGCTGCACAAGCTTTGAATGTTTCAAATGTGCAATTATCCCGCTACGAATCAGGTGAAAGAAAACCTGATCCAGATTTTATTAAACATGCTGCTGCTTTTTATGAGGTTTCTACTGATTACCTTCTAGGGATAATTGACACATATACACATGAAAATGACACAGAAATAGACAAAGCCCTCAATGATCCTGAACTCGGATTATGGTTCAAAGACATCAAAGATGCTTCTCCAGAGAAACAAGAAGAACTTCGCCAGTTTTGGGAGTTTATCAAGGTGAAAGAAAAAAATCGTAAGCCTGGAGATGAACAAAAATAAAACACGCTCTTATTGCGTGTTTTTATTTATTCTACAGCTGTATAAAAATTACACAGTTACATAATTTTTCAGATTAGGAGTACTAGTAAATGAACACTTTTTTCGCAATTTTATTCGTATTAGGAATTATATCCACTTTAATTTTATTAATTACCTCATTTGTGTTTCGTTTTAAAAAGAAACACAACACTAAGAAATTTTTCAAATTTACCGGCATAGCATTTATTGTCTCCATTATTTCTTTTGCGGGATTTGGGATGTCTATGACACCTGAAGACAAACAAAAAGATGAAGAAAAGAAATTAGAAGAACAGAAAAATCAAGATGAGAAACAAAAACAAGAAGAGGACAAAAAACTTGCAGAACAAAAGAAGCAAGAAGAATTTTCAAACTATGCTCAAAACATTAAAGGTGGAGCATTTATTAAAGACATAAAGCTAACTAATAATGAAGCTGAAATTACATATTATGACTCTTATTCATCTTTTAAATCTCAAAAGCCAGACTCCAACGTGAATGAAGGTACATATAAACAATATTTCGCAACTGGAGACGCTATTGAAAAAATGTTTGTAAGTGAACCAGCTAGGTTACTAAGACAATTCCCTGACGTAAATGGAGTTAAAATGACTCTCCCATTCGACGGGAAAACATACAGCATAAACTTAGATAGAAAATCATTAAATAAATACATCGGATTAAAGATTGAGAGTTTAAAATCAGAAGATCAATCTTGGCAGAAGAAATTCCTTAATCCGTATGTATACGATAAAGCTAAACGTGCGGAATATTTCAAGAAGTTTGTTACTGTTCAATAATACTGAAATTCGCCATAATTACAAAAATTCGTAACAAGTGATTTAAATTCTTCCAAACTAAAAGTAATATTGAGTTTTTTCGTCAAAATGATATATTTTCAATTCGAATCACCGCTTAACAAGATTATAACATCATATAACTAAATAACTTAATGTAAATTGTTTTCTAACACAAAATCAAATATATACCAAAAGCCCCCTTCACGGGCTTTTCTTTTTGCGTTAAAACAGGAACAAACGTTCTCATTTTACAATAATGGAGTGAAATAACATGTACAAATCACAGCCCTACTACACGACACAACTTGAAGACTATACGAAAAACTTGTACCAATCACTCTCTATCTTTGTTCCAGAACAAGTGGATATAATGAAGATTGCACAAAAGCTAAACATTTGGCTTTATTTCGCTCCGATAGAAAGTTGCGCAATAGAGCGTAATGGTCTAGCAAGCATCGTATTAGATAACCGAAAGTCTCCACAAGAACAATTCGAAGATTTTGGTCATGAGATTGCACACCTTCTCTTTCATGCTGGTAATCAATTAAATATGTCAAAGATGTTCTTGGATTATCAAGAAGCAAAGGCACAGAATTTCGCTATGCACTTTTGTATTCCGACTTTTATGTTACAAAGATTATCTCTTCCATCTACACGATCAGAAGCAATCTATTTACTTTCTATTACGTTTAATGTTACGGCAGAACTCGCTAACAAGCGTTTAATTCATTATGAAGGGCAAATACTTGCTAGTCGTATACAAGAATTTTTACGGGTACATTACGCTGTTTAAGTAATTATTAGGAGGTCTTAGTCCAATGAAAGGATATTTTAGAAAACGCGGTGACAAGTGGTCTTTTACAGTTGATATTGGAATAGATCCAGAGACAGGTAAACGAAAACAGAAAACAAAATCCGGATTCAAAACTAAAAAGGAAGCACAAACAGCTGCTGCTGCACTTATTACCCAATTAGAACGTGGTGAGTATTTTGAAGAAAAGAAAATAACGATTAAGAGTTTTATAGAAGATTGGCTAGAAAACGTAGCTAGACATAATATTAAACCATCTACTTTTGGTGGGTATAAAGGAACCATACATAAAAGAATTATCCCTGCATTAGGTCACTATAAACTTACTGACTTGAAGCCGCCAGCTATAAATAAATTTTATAATCACCTCTTGAAAGACGAAAACTTATCTGAAGAGTATGTGGAGTATATCCATTCTATACTTAAAACAGCTTTTAATACTGCCGTGGAATGGGAATATATTCGAACCAATATATTTCATAAAGTGAAAAAGCCTCGAAGAAAGAAAAAAGAAATGCAAACGTGGAGCTTTGAAGAAGCACGTTGTTTCTTAGAAACTATAAAAGACGGTAAAAGACATTATTACATGTTGTACCTTCTTGCTATTTATACCGGAATGCGTCGCGGAGAAATTTTAGGATTGCGTTGGTCCGATATTAATTTTGAAGCTGGAAAATTAAGCATTCAAAGAACACTCTACTATACAAAAGAGCAAGGTATCATTATTCAGTCCACTAAAAATAATCACTCAGCACGTACAGTTTCTATCTCTGATTTTGTTATGAGTGAATTAAAACAACATCGGATATGGCAAATAGAGAGAAAATTACAATTTGGTGTACCTTATTCAGAAGATGGTTATATTATAGCAAACGAAAAAGGTGGTCCACTGAATCCAAACTATGTGTACAATCACTTTTCTAAAGCGATAAAAAAAGCCAATGTGAAAAAAATCCGTTTTCATGATTTGCGTCATACACATGCATCACTTATGTTACTTCTTGGAGAACATCCGAAGATTGTATCAGAACGATTAGGACATTCATCTATCGAAATGGCAATGAACACATATTCTCACGTGACTTTCGACATGCAAAAGGAATCATCAGATCGGTTTGAAAAAGCTTTTCAGCAAACAAATTGATACAATGTGGTCAA